TTTCTTCTTTGCTCATCTGCTCATTCACTTTTTCTCCTTGTCTGTTAAGCCGTTTCCTTCTGCTTGTCCTCCGGCTCGTTCTTTTTCTCTCTGCTGCCCCTGATATCGATAATAGCTTCACCGTATCCTAAAAGGTGCGCACGGTTAACATCATCCATCTCCGGAGCTGCTGCCTGTAAAGTGTCAAAGACCTTCTGTAAGGTTATCCTTTCCTTTGTGTCCATGGTGGCACTCCCTCCTTTCTTTTCTTCACCGGTAGGTGTTTTTTCTATGGAGGTATTGCTTGTCAATACCTCCATGTGATACCCTTAGCCGTAGGGTAAGGGCGGTCAATTCCATTTTTAAAACTTAATTTATTTATTTTGCAGCATTTCGTTTTGTTACAAAACACTATACTATTGATACAATACTTTGTCAAGGACTTTTTGTATTATTTTAAAACTTTTTGTTTACAAAAAAAATTTTTTATGCTATATTACTTTTACAGAAGAAGGTTAGACTTTAGAAAGGAGACGAATTATATGGAAATAGGTGACAGACTTAGATACTTAAGAAAAGAATTGTTAAAAATGACGTTGGAAGATTTTGGCGGTAAGTTAGGTTTGAAAAAATCAACACTATCTAATATAGAAAACGGCACTTACAATCTCACAGAACAGACCCGTCGTTCTATAATGCGAGAATTTGGAGTAAATGAACAATGGATACTTTCCGGTGAGGGCGAACCGTTTAAAGAGAAAACTCTTTCAGAAGAAATAAAAGATTTTATGAACGACCTTGACTACGATGATTCATTCAAAGCTAAGCTGATAGCACTGCTTGTAAGGATGACTCCCGACGAATGGGAAATGCTTGAAAAGATGGCCAGAAAACTCGGTAAGCTTGATCAGAGTACTGAGCTGGAAGGCAAGAGTACTGAAGAACTTGAAGAAATATATAAAAAAGAAGTCTTATCCAGTCCATCCGAACCGGGAGCTACTGCATAGAATATCACAGAAGGCATAAGAATACTTTTTCATGATGATAAGGAGGGATTCAGATGTCAGATTTCGATCATACAGATATTATTGAAGAGAGACGTACAACGCTTAAACAGGTTCATAAGATACTCAGGATAGTCCTTATCCCGCTTTTTGTAATCCTGTTTGTAATTATCCTGGTTGTTGTAAAAAAAGACCATCAGAGACGGCTTAACGAATATATAGCTTATCTCACGGAGTATTGTGATAAGAATTATCCCGATCGGTACTATCTTGATTCTTCCGAGGATGTCTTATATGTCCATCTGTGGCAACCCGGTACCGCTCTCTATATCGCTTCAAAGCCCGGTACCGGAGAACTTGAAGTCCGTGAGAAGTTTGAACCTCTGGCTAAAAGGATGTATGAGTCCATGGGATCCAAAGGACTTAATTATGGTGTGGCTTTAGTGCTCCATAGTGATATCGATACCGAGAGGATCCTGATGATGTGGGCAGACGGTAAGCTTGTTGACGTAAGTAAATAAAAAAATAACCACTATTGGCCGTAGTGGTTATTGAATTCTATACCCGAACTATCGCATTTAGAAGGGGTACTATGTTCAGTTTACATATTATCCTTTAAAATGTCAAGTTTTGGTTAGTATTTTCATTTTATTGATATCTAATCAGGAGGCAGACATGAAGAAAAACAGTTCCGGATATTATGAAAAAAGGATTGATATTGGACGTGATCCGACTACCGGCAAGCGTATAAGAAAAGCTATCCGGGCAAAATCTCTCCGTGAACTTGACAGAAAGATTTTTGAATATAAGCAGGATCTGAAAGTCAGGGCTGACCACCCGGGCAGTGATATCACATTTGAGGCATATGCTAAACGGTGGATGCTTACCAAGGCTGCTGCCAGTATTGCTACGCAGAGGATGTATGCAGATGTGCTTGACCGATATATCCTTCCTGAACTTGGTGAGCTGTTCTTCTCGGAAATAAACCTTGAGGTGCTGCAGGGCATCATCAACAAGAATTTCCAGCATGCTAACACTTGCAACAAGATCAAGCTCACCCTGAAACAGATATTTGAAATGGCCGAGGATGAAGATATCCCCAACGCCAGGATAAAATTGAAACGTCTGGGGCTCCCTAAACTTAAGCCGGTCATTGAAAAGCGTCCGCTTACAGATGAAGAAAAAGCTGCAATACATGCAGCCCCTTTCTCAGATATGGAAAAAGCTTTTGTATATATTCTGTATTACACCGGTATGAGAAGGGAAGAAGCTCTTGCCCTGCTGCCTTCGGACTTCGATTTTAAGAATATGACCGTCAGGGTGTCAAAAGTACTTGTGTATGACGGTAACGATGCTCTGATCAACGAAGGCATGGCCAAGAACAAATATTCGCTCCGTACCACTCCTCTACCGGATGCTGCTCTGCCGTTCCTGAAAGGTTATGTCCAGAGCTGCGATGGTTTTCTCTTCTACCAGGTAAGAGGTAAAGGACTGATGTCCAAGACGTCTTACAACAAGTTCTGGGGAAGGATCAGAAAAGCCCTGCTGCCGTTAGCTCCTTCAGCTGATACGCTGACCGCCCACATATTCAGACATAACTATGCTACTATGTTATACTATTCCGGTGTTACTCCCAAGATGGCTGCCAAGTTGATGGGACACAAAGATACTTCCATGATACTGAAGATCTATGCCCATCTGGATGAACAAAAAGAAATGGCAGCCGTAAAGCTTAATAACGTCTTCTCTTAATATTCTATTTTCATTCTTTTTTTGTGACCATTTTGTGACCAATCAGATTTTCCCAAATTAAAAAGCCTTATTTTATGCGGGTCTTCGGTCACATGTGTGACCAGCGTTTTTACCAAAAAATAGGTATTTTTTAACATTTTCAGATAATGAAAAAAGCCTTGAAATGTAGATATTTCAAGGCTTTTTCTTATCATGCACCTTCAGGGGCTCGAACCCTGGACACCCTGATTAAGAGTCATTTATAGCATACCGTCATAATCGTGTATTTACAAGCGTTTTCCATTATTTTTGTGTTACCTTTTTGTGACCATTTGCTTTTAAAGCAATCTTTACAAGATATTGAAATCCTCCCTAACAGCTCTTTCCAGAAGATCAAGTACATATTCCGGAGCGTTTCTTTTTGCGCTTTCTGCTGTAGCTTCCCAGGTTTCTATCGTTCTTTTGGGAATCCTGTACTTTTCAGAGAAAGCAGCCTGTGATAATCCCGATATCATTCTTATCTGAAATGCTCTTCTTTTCAAAAAATTACTCGGGCTATCGTAATCAGATCCGTTCAAGAGCTCTCCGTCTTCATCAACTTCATATATCTCTATGCTATATTCCTGATCTGTTGCTTTGTTATCAATGATCCAGTGTGCGACATCCGACATTTTGTTGCTTTTATATACATATTCGTAATCAAATGTACTTTCTTTGAGTCCTTTCTCAATCTCTTCAAGGTTCAATTTTACAATGCCGTACGTTTTCATAAATTTTTTCCCCTCTCTATGTACTCTATAACTTCATCCTTTGTCTTGCAAAGCTCTTTTGGTATATGTATCGTCGCGCTCATTTTCTCGGCTGTCTCTTTAATGATCCATTCTTTTTCTTTTTCGGTTATCTGTGTTTTCATTTTTCCCCTACCTTTCAGTTGATTTTTTCTTTCATCTATGATAAAGTAGGACTTACGGAAGGGCTCCCACCCTTCCTGCCTTTGAAAGCTTATGCTTTCTTTTTTGCCTTGCTTGTCTTTGGCTTCTTAAGTCTTATCGTAACGCTTATGCTTGAGACCATTTCGCTACGCTTAAGTGCTTTTTCCAAAGCTTTCAAGGCTTTTATTATCTCTTCCATTGGCTTGTACCTCCTTTCTCTTAACTTGATTATATTATACCACGCATTGAGTGACTTGTCAACACTTTTTTTGATTTTTTCAAAAAAAATAGCCTTGAAACACTTATATTTCAAGGCTTTTCTTTGTTTTTTACCTGCAGACAGTCATTTATTCTGCCCTTTTTCCAGATCGTCTATTCTGTGATTTGCGACAGATATCTTTTCTTCGAGTACCGGCATTCTCTTGGCGAAATTATTATGTTCCCGTACTTCTCTGGTCAGTTCCTGTATTTTCGTATCGGTTACTGCCTGCGCCTTCTCCATCTCGGCTTTCATTCTTTCCTGATTAATCTCCATTTGATGCAACATCTTCTCATTGTTTGCTCTGTTGGTCACAATAACTGCAATCAGTGATCCCAATGCCGTGATTAACGTACCGGCAAATCCTAACCATTCCATACGTTTAATCCTCCCACCAAAAATCTAAAGCTTCAGCTGTCTTTCGACCTACAATGCCATCAGGCACCAGCTTCTTTTTTGCCTGGAAGCGAACCACTTCGGCTGCAGTTTTAGGACCGTATTTGCCATCTACTTCAAGGCTGCAGTTCATAAGCTTTTTTATCTTCTTCTGGATCTTCTTTATATCCTCTCCAGTCATAATCGGTTTGTCTTCCTGATACCGGATGATTCTACTTATTACATACTGTACTTTTACCACTACTGCAGAATGTCCTATCTTAAAAAGAATATCTCCGACTTTAAGCTTCTGATCTGAATCAATGTAGCTCTTGTCATCGTATGTTACAAACTGTCCGGTCTTCTCTATAAGCTGCTTCTCATTGCCGGTATACATGTCAGGAGATATAGGTATCCCAGCGCCGATAATACATTCAGATGTAGCCTGGGAACAATCGGTATCACAGTCTGTGGTTATCTTTTTAAAGTCATAATCTACCTTCTTAGCCTCTTTATCCAGAGTAGTCCTTGCATTCTGATTATAACCCACATGAGGATTCTCCACAAGTTCGATCATGTTCTCCGCTATCTTCTTCCGGATCTTGGAGTCTTTTGCTCTGAAGACATCCTGCCAGCCCTTGCCGGAATTATACCATGCCTGGAACCGACCTTCTCTTCCTGTCTGATCTCCGGGCTTACCGCCTTTTGAATGACCTTTTTCATCACATACAAAATGCCCTATGGTTACATGATTCATGTGTTTTCCTCCGTCTCTTCTTTTGCTTCTCTTTTTCCCACTTGGGTGCCAAAGTAAAAAGCTATGATCACAGTAAATATGCTCATGAAATTATCAGCCGTTATGGTTCCTTTTAGTGACAATACTATAAATGTGGCTGTAAGGGCCAAGGTCACTAAGCTCTTTACGTCAATAAGTTTTGCTATTTTTTTAAGCATCCGGTACCTCCTCTCATGTATCCCATTTCTCCATTATCTTCTTTGTTTCGCTATCATCGTACAGCTTTTCCATCTCTTCAAGGCTTACGTATTCCGCAAGCTTTGTTGACAGCCTTTCCAGAGCTGCGGTCTGTATGCTGATGATCCTGGATAGATCTTCTATGAGTTCTGTCAGCTCATCCATGTCTTACTCCGCAGCATCGAGCTCTTCCTGAAGATCATTTATTCTGTCGCGGATTGCCTGGCGTTCCGTATGGAGTGCTTCGATGTCATAAGGTGAATCCATTCCCAGAAGTGTGTATTCCATATGTTTTGCAATTTTCCAGTCACCGATAGGTGAAGCTGTGGATGAGAGCATTGACTGAAGGTTCCTGATTTCCTGTTCCTTTTGTGCCCTTTCGTCCAATAAAGGTATCATGTTTGTTTCGTTTTCATTTGTTTCGAGGTTTTCGTTTTCTTCCATGGTTTTTCTCCCTTCTTGTAATCAAACAGCCGGATAAAGAGCGCGTCCGTCTTTCTGATCTGTCTCTTATTATCGAATTTTAAATAATTGCCGCGCCAGGTCTTATAACATTTGAGAGCATATTCGCGGGTCATCTTATCTGCCCGGTAAAGATTCTGGAACTTCCGGAGCCTCCGTCTTTCACGCCTAAAATTCTCACTTAATACTCTTTTTACTATCCGTCCGTTGTCCTTTAGCCTGTAGGCTATCTTAAGATATACAAATTCGCGGCTTAAAGGTATTGTTTTTATCTTTCTGGGGTTTAGATATAAACCGTATTCTCTGCATATCTTAAGAATACCTGCCGTCAGGCTGTTGAGGTTTTCTATGGTATCGGATATTATGTAAAAGTCATCATTATATCTTGCGTAGTATCTGCATCCTCTCACGGTCTTAACGTAGTCATCGATCATTTTAGGATAATAAATACCTATCGTCTGTGATACCGGGCTTCCTATCCCTACGGATTTATGCAGCATCTTTTCTCCGGTGCGTGCATCTTTTGGGATATTGATGTAATTAAGTGAATTGAATACTCCGTCCCGGCATCTGATGAACTCTTCATCGGATAAAGGTGATAAATCAAATTCAAAATGCTTAAAGTTTAACTTTAGAAAGTTAAACTCTTCATCGTTAAGCAGCGGTCTGAATAGTTCCAGTGCCTTGTCATGCCGGATGTTATCATAGAATTTGCTAAAATCAAATAATCGGATGTATCCTTTATTACCATGCTCTTTATAAAATCTGTTAAGGTGTACGCAAAGCCTCTTCCTTGCGTGCGCCACGCCTCTGCCGGTGATGCTGGCTGCATTGTCATATATTACTTTGGGAAGCACCTTCGGCAGCAGAACAAATTTTACGAAGCATAGTAGGACCACGCGGTCATATATGTGATGGGACTTAATGAATCTTGTGTGCCCTCTTTCGCTCAGCTTAAACTCTATCACCGGTTTAAACCTGAATGTACCGTCCTGAAGCTCCCTGCTTACTTTAGTAAGGTTTTCCAAAAGGTTTATCTCGTATCTCTGTACGGATTCTTTCCAGTCAGTACCGGCTTTGGTACAGATAAAACTTTCATAAAGATGATCAATGTTATAAAGATCTTCAAGTCCTTCACTCATTTTTTTAAACCAAGCGGGTTCTCAGCTGCATCGGACGTATCCGGCAGCATCCCGCCCATATATTTCTCCTTTTCAGGATGGGTCCCGCTCTCCTTATCTCTGACATGCTACGGGATCTCTGCCCTATGGTGCAAGTCTTCATAATCGGACGGACGCCATTCGTGTTCGAAGCGCCGTTCGCGTTGGCGTTGCCGTTGTTGTTGGCATTCGCGAAGTTGGACGATGACGCCACGGCACGGAGCCACCAATTGGCGCGGTTATAGATCGGAACCCGTATCTTTCTGTTTAAATTGATTGTATACCTTATTTCCCGACTTCTTCCATTCCTTCAGGCTGCTTATCTCAGATTTTATGTTTTCAACATGCTGCGTATATTTGGATACATTTACCGGCAGGTTCCTGATCGCAACCTGGAAGTGTTGAAGAAGTTGGTAGCAGTTTGAGATTGCCATCCACTGGTACCGTCTTTTCATCTCGCATTCCGCAAGGCTTCCAGGATATATCGTATAGGCTGTAGTAATATTATTGATCAGCTCATCAAGGATCCGGAGTATCTCTGTCCTGTAATGTTCGATAAGCCAGTATGGATACTGTGTCTCGGTATCAATGGCGTACCTGACGCAGAGTTCCGTAAATCTCTCCCGATCTTCCTGTGTCATCTTTGCCGCATGTATAAAGGTGCCGAGGTCTCTCGTCCGTGTCTTTACTCCAAAATCCCGGATAAGAAGCTGTGTGATCTCGTCATACAGTCTGTAAGCCTGTTTGAAAAATTCGGTAGAGGATGTCCCTCTCTTGCCTGCTACTACACTCATGTATCTACCTTTCTATCCACGGCGCAAGGCCGTGGAGTACTCCCCTTATCCAACTACGATAAGCGGACGGACGCCACCCGTGTTCGAAGCGCCGGACGCGTTGGCGGAGCCGGTGCTGAAGGCATACGCGAAGGCGGACGACGACGCCACGGCACGGAGCCACCAACCGGCGCGGCCTTGCCCTACCGGGCTTATGAAGTTGAAAATAGGAAGCTTTTCGTAACCCTCGCCTACATCAAAGTTCGAAGATGAATATACGGTTGATCCGTATACCTGTACTTCTGTCATGAGTGCGGCCTTTACTGCCTTCCAGCCCCAATTAGTACTTGCACCGTTTGCCCCTGCGCCAGCCATTGACGGAGTAGTAGGTGTCATTGTCATTGAGCATAAGATATCCCTAGTCTTCAAATGTGTTCCTAACACAGCTGTAAGCTTTGCCTCGATGTCCGGCATTGTGATCTGTGCCATATCCGAACCCCAGTATGCCTGATAACCCGCAGTCTCTACGCCCTGCGTTTCAGCATATAAAGGATTATTCGTATTTTTTGACACTCCCGTAGTATTTGTTGAGTTCATCTGTGCATTCGTAAGATTGCCTAAAGGTATGAGGCTCAGAGTATTCTTGTTTGGTATATTTGCCGAACCCTTATTTGCTTCGGTACCGAAGCCTGCGATACACCAGTTGCCGTTATAGGTACCATCCTGAATCTTGATATAATCGCCAAGATATAAATCTGTAAACTTGCCCGCAGATACTTCGTGTTCTGTTAAAAACGATTCTAGTCCGGCAAGAGTTGAAATTGTGCCCAGGTTTTTCCCTCTGTATATTCCGTTATGATTGTAGCCATTCGGCAAAAAGACATTTGCATCAATTGCTGTTTGCCAGTATGTGGTATTAGTCGGCGGCGTGTTTGCCGGCACTGCCTGCTTTGCAATATAAAGCCCATTGTTATAACTTACCGCATCCATAGCTTCGTACGTTAATGAACTGCTCCAGTCCCCTCTTGCCCTCATTCCTACTTTTCCCAGATCTGTTGCCATGTGTTCTTCCTCCTTAGTTTAAAATTAAGTGCCCGTCACTGAGGCTAAATGTGATTGTCCCCTGTGGTGCGGCATCATAATATAAGTGTCCGTTACTTCCGTTATAGATAAATGTGCCGATTCCCATCGAGTTTAAGAACTTTGTGTAGAGCTGCTGCGAAGTCTGGGCGTCGCTGTCAGCTCTGGTGGCATACCACTTGGCATTGTTTGCGTGCTGTGGTGCCTGGCTGTCGACCGGCACTCCGTTCTTCGTGCCTACTGCCCACGCTTCGCTGTCCTCACTGTAGTCCTGCAGCGTGGTCCAGATTTTCTCTATCGTGTCTGAATAGCTGCTGGCGCGCTCGTTCAAGCCGTCCAGGGTGTCAGCTATGACTTCGTACTGGAATGACGCCGTAGATATGCGCTGTGTAGTGCTGTTCTTTAATTTTAAATCGCACACGCCTATTCCGGGAGTGTCAAGTTCGTTTCCTTTAACAGTGTATGTGTAGATATTTCCGACTTTTGTAATATCGGTGGACTCTACAGCCCCGGTCGGCTTTCTGAATACTATCTGCGGTGTGGTACCGCTTAGGTCAAAATCCATAACCTCGATGGATATCTGGAACCCGAAGTCTCCCTGTTTGAAGGTAAAGCCCGTCCTGACCTCGGCAAGCTGGTTCATGCTCACCTGTACATGATAAGTCTGATCCATTTTATTTCCTTTCCGCTGCAGTGCAGCTTTCTAATTTTACTATTCTTGCCTCCAGGCTCTCGACCTTTGTCATGAGGTCCTGTATAACCTTGGTCTGGACTGCTATTATCTCCTCATATCTCAGATAGTAGTTTTCTTCCGTATCTTTAACCACTGCTGCCATATCTTTGTCGGTCATGCCGGCTTCTTTGACAGCTTCTTCCACTTCCTGAGCTATAAAGCCTGTATGAGTCCTTCCGCTATCTCCTGCCTTGTATTTGAACTGTACCGGGCGGAGAGCCTTAAAGAATGCTATGTGCTTCTCTTCAAGAGCCTTGATATCATCTTTAACTCTTCTGTCAGAGCTTACTGCGGTACCGTTTACATAGATGTTCTGTCCGTAAATGTTTTTGAACTGCTTATTTGAAGTTCCAAGGCTGACCGCATTGGTTGTATCCGGCAGGATGTTGTGGCTTGTATCAAAGGTGATATACCTTGTTCCATTGTGCCAGTTCGTCAAGTACATAGTCTGGAACTTATAAGACGAATTACCAAGATTGAATTTGTTATTGACCGAAGGTGTCAGCTCCTCATACTGATTGGTTCCTCCTCCGTTCTTAACACTTAAGGTCAAAGTATAATTCGTACTGCCATATTTTGCAGTCAACACTGCCATTGTTATCCCAGAAGGGTTAAACTCCGTTCCGTTTAGATATAACTTATTAGTATATACCGCATTGAACTGGTTTCCGCTCTTTCCAAGTTCTATACTGTTATTTGCTGACGGAGCAAACACTGTATTGGATACCCAGTATATCATTCCTGTAGTATTTCCGTTGGCCAGTCCTCCGATCAGCCTGCTTACATAAACATTTCCAAACTTATAAGAACTGCTGCCCAGATCTACGGTGCCATTTGAATCAGGTACTAGAGCATTAGAACTATTCCAAGCTAATGATCTTTCTGTTGGCATTCCTGACTTCCATGTTCCCCGAAATATTCCAAGATAAGCTTCCTTAAACTTCTTTGAAGAAGTACCAAGAGCAAATATGCCATCGTGTGAAGGTGTAAGTGTAGCTGTATTACTTGAATAACTTAAAATCAAGCTATAAGTAATGCTTCCGCTTTCAACAAAAATAGCATCTGTTCTAACCTTGGCTCCATCCGCATAGATTTCCTTGCCATATATGGCTAAAAACTGTGTTGCGGAGTTTCCAAGCTTATAATTGTTATTACTTTTTGGAAGAAGTTCGACACCGGTAAGAGTGAGCTTAGTGCCGGTACTGTCATCTCCTTCCTGAAGCTTATTTGCGTATGCCTTTGCAAGGAATGTATCATCCACATAGCCTTTTTTGGCATATTCTTCCGGAGTGGTATCAAGTATTTTTCCGAGTATTATCCAGGTATTCCCTTGTGGAATAAGAGCAACCTTATCACCAACTTCAGGATAATAGCCATCTATGTATACATAGTCTTTGCCGGATGCTGCGCTTTCTCCGTAATGTTGCACTTTTGCCCGACCGCCGGATATGGAAGTGACAGTGCCAAGCTTAACTATGTTGGTTATTGCCTTATCTTTAGCGGCTAATACTTGTTCTATCGCATTATTAAACATTATACATATACCGCCTTTCTGCACATGTGCCGCATTCTGCCACCTACTGCCAGATTCATTTCCCAGGCAGTTTCAATATATTTGCCATTAACTTCAATTTCCTTGTTATCAATATAAAGGCAGTCAGCATATTCATGATTAGGCATATTTAAACTCTCAAATGTTACTGTCTGATATGTCTGACGCTCTGCAAGGAGCTTCGCTACCATACTATCAAGTGCGCTCTGGTTTGCTACATCCGAAACAGCAGCAATATCAACTATTACACGCCCACGGCTTACTGTAGACAGCTTGCTTTTCGGATTGTCATCCTGAATTGAAGATATAAGATACTGCCTCTCTGCATTTTCAAGATATCGGACTATCTTATTCGGTATACTGAACAAGTCAAGTTCTTCCTGTGCTCCGGAACAGACTATTGAGTTTTTATCCGTGTTGTAAGACATTTCCACAGGTCTTTCGCCCGGAAGCACATAAGGTTTTACACATATCTGTCCGAAGCTGTTTGCATGGATCGGATGATAATTGATTGCATTCAGTAATGTATTACAAGCCGATAATTTACTGGTCCCGATTGGGAACTCAATATCTGTAACCGTCTCTAAATTAGAATGTGTTATATCGGTCTGTGTAATGCCTGTTGTTGATATAATGCCTGCTACAGCTGCTGTATAAGCCGTATTTTTCTGTACTACATATCTTGTATCAAACTTATCATCTTCAAGGATCTGTGTTTTGTCATAACAATCGATACTTCTCTTTATTGCTCCTCCGTATGGTTCCCTTGTTGGTGAAGACATAAGAAATATTCCGAGCGGATAAGTCAGCTTTCCCATGTCTGTCTTTAGGATCATATATGGCCTGATCCTGTCTGAAGCAAAGTCAATATCACCTGACTCCACAAGTGTAAGTGATGCAGATCTCGGAATAGAAGCCTCTATGTTATTAAATATCTTACAGTCAGAAGAATGTGCAGCTCCTATTGTGCTTTCATTTTTATCCAGTATGTCAAAGCCATAGGATATGGTACGGGACTGACATAGCAGCCTCCGTACCTCTTCGGAAGTATATCCGTTTTGTGCCAGATTATACATTAACCAGCACCTCCTCTTCGGCTATCCTGATAAATCGAATTTCCGCAATATACCCACGGTTCATATATCTTGTAAAGCTTAATCCTTCTATAGCTACCGGGAAAGCTCTCTTTGAGTAATCCCTATAATACAGTTTGTTCTGTTTAGCCATAATCCTGAGCTTCGCTTTTTGTTCTTCTGTCACAAACAGATTGGATCTAAATGCCCATGACTCATTTTCTCCATGCTCTACGATAGGATATTCGCGCCCGACTGTGTTGAATGTTGCAAATTCAGTGACAGCATCCTCAACATAGGGAAGAAACTGCGACTCCGAACGGTCAAGAATAACTTCGTCATCCACAGACTCGATAATCACTGTTTCGCTATGGCATATTGCTCTTGCCGGTTTCGAATCAGTATATCCTCCGGTACTATATGCCCTTACCACATATCTGTAAGGAGTCTCAAGGGCAAAGGTCTTATCAATATATTCATCTTCCCGAATTATCGTCAGAATCTTTTCCGGTGCATCTTTAACATCTTCTTTCCTGATTATTGCATAGTTTAAATTGTCATCTCTGTTAATGTTTATCTTAACTTGTGCGTAATTCTGAGAAAGTCTGATTGTCGGTCTTGCCGGTCCTGCTGCCGTAATACTGAATGTACGGTAAGCCCATTCAGAATTAATTCCAGTTTCATTTCTTACTCTTACACCGAATGTGTAGGTGCCTTTAAGAAACATTTCCGGCTTAAACGAAGAAATCTGTGAAGCTATCGTTTGTTCTACCAGAACATTTCCGTTTGAATCCGTAAGTGTGATATCGGCTGAAAGCTGTCCGACTGCATTCCAAGTAATCTCTGTCAATGTTCTGTTCGGTATCGCATTAATTACCGGAATGGCAGGCTTACCTACTACATTAAAGCTTACTACACTTGAATATCCGGAAGATTCTCCAGCATCATTGGTGCCTTTGATCCTCCACTGGTATTCTCCTTGCGGTAAGCCTGTAGTAAGCTTATAGGTATGTCCCGTCTGTGTAAGGCTTACTACTGTGTAACTTTGCGCGGTTTTTAACTTATATTCAAGCTGTACTGCTGCCTGCACCGCTTCTGTCGAAGAGTTCCATGCCCAGGTAAACAATATTTCCTGATTTTCGTTTACGTTTGCATTTACCGGGTATGTCGGAGTAGGTGCAAGCTGTGTAACATCTTCGTATGTAATATCAAGATATGCTTCATGTCCTGTTCCAAGACTTGAAATACGACCTTCAACACCATTTTCTACCCAGCCAGGCATACCTGCCATAAATACTGTAAAATATCCATCACTTGATATATTACCGGTAAGCAAATCAGTAACATCTGCTATTCTTTCCCGAGGATAGTATTCAGTTCTATTAAACGCTTCTACCGTTTTCCATGCTCCAAGTTCACCTTTTGACTCGTAATTTGCACCGGTAAGAGTATATAATGCCTGTCCGTCCGTAATATACGGAGCTACTTCCATGCCTGTTTCTTTGTTGCCGGATTCATAACTGTAATACCAATATTCGCAGTAATATCGTATTTTTGCCAGTATAATTCTTTTATATTTTAAAGATGACGGTATGTGAAACTGGAGCGCAGTCCATAAATTACCAAAGTTTGTTGCAGCATTAACATTTGTAACTCTTCGGATACAGCGAAGCTTCGTGTCACTGCTATGATTTTGTGAATCATTTAGTTTTATCCAAGTGCCGGAAGACATCATGATAGATGTTGAACTACTCATCTTATACCCTCCTTGTTGCCATCTTCTGCTGCTGTGCTAACTCAACTACTCTGTTGAAGTCACTCACATTCTTTGCATCTATCGTTATGTAATAATTGTTGACTTCGCTCCGTCCGCCTACCTGATCCGCAGGAGCGATCTTAGATCCTCGGGGAAGTGTTACCAGCTCGGGGCCTTCTTCACCTACCCAGGTTCTGCCGCCCTGGTAATAGTCCGTACCGGAAGCGTTCCTCGATGCGTAAGCGGTTTGTGTTTTTCTATATGAGTCCTGCGCTCCTGTCACCTGTTCCTGCACTCCCTTGGTCATGTTGCTTATAGAGTTCATGGAATTGTTCAGCTCTGAGGACTTTCCTATAATTACCGCAATTATGGCAGCCAAAGCAATAAGTGCAACAACAACGCCCATGATGATTGCCGTTGTCTTAAGGGATGCTGTGTCAAAACCTTTAAAAAACTTTGTGATAGTGCTTGCCGTATCCGTCATGCTCTTTATGGCTTTAACTACCAGTACAATGCTTGCTACTATACCGGCAAAAACTACCATCGTCCGAAGCACCGGCTCCGGGATCTTGCTTATCGCTTCAAAAAGTGTTGTCAAAATAGGCAAAAGCGCAAGCCCCAGGTTGTTTTTGACGTTTGTCCATACTTCTTCTAATCTTGTCCATGAATCCTTGAGTGTGTTTAGCTTTTCCAGGTTTTCTCCGCTCATTCCTAAGCCCAACTCATCAAACTCTTCTTTTAGCCTATTGACTTCCTCCGAGCCTGCCTTGATAAGAGGATTTAATTCCTTGGCGCTTTTCCCGAATAGCTGCATCGCTAAAGCGTCACGCTCGGTCTCATTTTTAACCTTGCCGAGTGCGTCTATGGCTTCCCAGAACACTTCGGTCTGGTCTCTTAGTGCGCCTCTTGAATCTTTTACTCTTATATGGAGCTTCTTGAATGCTTCGGATGCGTCCTTGCTCCCGTCCCTCGCGCTGATCATACTCCTTTCGAGCTTGTCCATCTCGCCTGTCAGGGTTGAAAATTCTACATCGACGAACTTAGAAACGTATTGCAGCTTTTGTAGTTCATCCGTTGTCATGCCTGTTTTGTCTGCAAGAGTCAATAACTCGTCGGCATTATCTGCCGCCGCTTTAGTGCATTTTAAAAGTCCCCCGACCATGGCACCTATTCCGAGGACTGCATTTCCTACTGCTGCAGAAACTCCGTCAAATTTTTTAGCCAGTTTTTCAAGTGCCGGAGAAACGTTCAAGCCTATTGATTCAGCCACTCCTCTGATCTCATCACCAAAGCTTTTATTTGCTCCTGTTGCTTTGTCTGTGTCCTCTTTATTTTGTTCTAACTGGCCGCTTAATTGCTCAAGCTTAAGCCGTTCGTTTAAAAGCTTCTGGCCGAGCGCATCTATTTCCTTTGCGGATGCACTCTGCGAAGACATGGCGTCATCGTATGCTTTTTTAGCTGCTTCGACCTTCTGGTTCTGTAATGCGATTTTTTGTGTCAGGTATTCGGTTTTAAGCCCGAGCTGATCTGTCTCGGTCCCGTAGTTCTTCGCCTGCTGCGTTGCAAGCTTAAATTCGGCATCCAAAAGGCCCATTTTTCTGTTTATATCTGTTATTCCGCCGGAGAACTGGCTATAATCCAGCCCCAGGTAAATTGTTCTTTTATTCGTGGGCATAATAGCTCATAACCTCCTTAATACTTCGCGCAGTCCTGGGCGGTTCGGGGACGGGCTTCCCGGATAATGCTGCCGCTTTCATTTTTTCTTCCTTACTCCACTTCTCTATAAGGTATAACACCCTTGAAAGTGTGGAAGTAAAAAAACTGTCTTCCCCTAAACCCAGTTTTACCGAATAAACGTAATACAAAAAATCGAAATCTATTTCTGCATGACTCCCAGGATCTGCGCTAACATTTTTTTTGTTTCTTCCTCGTTCGCGTTCTGTCCTACAGATTCCTGGAAGGTGTTTATTATCTCTGTAATGGTTTCAATGCTCATATTTGAGACGAGCCCGCGTGCCTTCTGCTCATTAAAATCGCTATTGATGTCTTTTCCGGCTCCGTATACTATTATTGCCGCCATTTCCGGTAATGGTTTCTTTAAAAAGTCCTTAAGCCCTCCCTCGAGTTCCTGAATGGCTGCTAAACATCTTATATCGAAACGGAGGAGAATCGTCTCTCCTCCGTCGAATTGAAGTTCTATTTCGGGAGCGGCTTTGCAAGTCATAATCTTTTTCGCCATAAAATCTCCTTAGATATCGGGTGCGCTTGCGAACGCGGTCTGTGCTGCCTGGTCAAATGTGACATCGTCTGTGTCGGCTGTCATTCTGACGGTCTTGTCCTTCTCACGTCTGACAAAGTTCAAAGTCAAAGATTCAGTTGAATAATTGATATTGTCCTCTCTCTGTGCTGCGCTCTTGCCTATGGGCTGGCATCTTCCAACTAAAAGCCAGGTTGCTTCATAGCCTCCATCGTCGTGTTCGCATTCAAAGTAGATCGCAACCTTCGGGGGCTTGTCTGTTGTTTTGTTTGAAACAACACCCTTTGCCGACTTAGATGCTCCCATAAGTGCGACAATGTCGTCGCTTGTAAGCTTATCGATCGCAAGCTGCAGGGTTGCGCCTGTAATAAGTGCGATCTCGCTTACCTTTTCGCCGTCGCCGTATAAAGCGCCGGATGAAGAAGTGAAAGCGATGTCAATGCTTCTAAGTGTGGGCATTGCGACGGGTTCCCCGATGGTATAGGATGAGCTTGTGTCAGCGGTTACTGCTGCACGTTTGCAATTCCTAACATTTACTATAAATCCCATCTGTTATATCCTCCTTGTTCAATCTGTGTCCGCTTCAGGATCCTCTTCCGGTTCCTCCGGTGTCTCTATCCTGTAACGGTATTGTGTAGCTATAACTGCGCGATATTTCTTCGCCGTGGTGTCATAATAGGTTTCTATATCCGGGCTTGTAATGTCGCTCTCTGCGTCCATCGTGGTGATGAGCGTCTCGACCGCGGCATCCCTGCCCTCTTTATCCTCATACCAGAGATTGATCTGTGCCTCGGATGTCCTGGCGACGCTGTGACCGTCTCCGTAAAGCCCCGGGGTGTTTTTCAAAACCTCAAGTGTGGCTGATGGATAAACAATAGTATCCTTACCTTCAAAAACGGGGATAGACAAGGCCGTTTCTATCAGCGTCTTAAGTCCTGCTTCGGTCATTGCACTATCCTCCTCTCTAATTGGTCTATTATGTTGTTTATTTCGCCCTCCGCCTCTGCCAGCGCCTTCTGTGTGAAGTGCAGCGCCGGGGTGTGGATGGTTCCGTCCGGATTTCTTGTCCCGTCGTCCAGCATGTGCCATTTATATGCCGTCTGCTTTCCTCCATGGATCACCACGCCGGTCGTGCCGGTCTTTTTCTTCTTGCCCTGGACGGTTACTTTTACGTCTCGCTTCATGTGCTTGTATCCGTTGCCGTGCTCGTCCGAAAGCGGCAGGTTGTCTTCTACTTTCTTTTTAATGGCCTTGCCGATCTTGTCCATGACTTCCGTCTGCTGGGACTCCAGAATCTTTTCGCTTCTCAGGATCTCTTGAACTATTCCGTTAAGGGCTCCTTCAAACTGTAAATCTACTGTCATAAGCCTGCCGTCACCTCGATCTTGTGCTCGGTGGTCTCAAAGGTTCGAATTATATTAAACTTTTCGCCTTCGAAAATCAGTTCCGTCGGTCTGTAAACTTTTACAGTGCCGCCCTCCTCGTTTACCTTTACGAAAGCGGATTCGTATTCGCTCAGGTCAAACTCGAATACATAGCTCGGATTGATCCCGACCTGGACCGCTGCATAAAATTCCTTGTATGTCACGGAACGCTTCCCGCAGAAGACTGTCTTCTCGTTCCTCGTTACCGTGGCCCCGGAAGCTGTCAGGGTAACAAGCTTAGCTTCATCGTTATGTACCATTATTCTGATCCTCCTCGCTGTCCGGTTCTTCGTCATCATCTTCATCCGGTTCCGGTGTCGGATCCGGATCAGGATCAGGCTCAGGTTCTACCCAAACATGCTTACGGAGATTATCAAGTTGGTAGGTGAAAGAAGATGCTGCGGCATCCCTTATCTTCTCATCCGTGGAGATGTTCTTTAGGGTACCCTGGACGATACACTCCACTATTAACTCATTGGTATCAGATTCCGCTACAAAAGAGGGTACGCCTGCCCTTATCATCTCAGCTCTTGCCAGTGCTATCTGTCTCGTAATCTCACTGTCAAGTGTATTATGTTTAATCCTTGCGGCCAGCTTGACCGTATCCAATATAGCCATATCTTCCTCCATTATCTCCGGGCGGCATATTACGGCCGCCCGGGAGCTTTATTGCATATTACTTATCACTCATTCTTAGGAATGGTAAGAGCTACAAAGCCCTTCTTTACAATTACATCGCCGCCAACTTCAACGTCGCCAACGATAGTATCCATAAGAGAAGTGAATGCGAAGTCTTCGCTGACACGAACTTCATAGTCACTGAAGAGGTCAAGCTTGAAGTTCTTAGGATATCCGTAGAACATGGTTCTCTGCTTGCCCGATGAGCTATAAAGTGTACCCTCGCAAGCTGTAAGAGCTGAGCAGATGCAGTACTTAACGCTCATGCCGCCGTCCTTGATGATACCGGTGTTGGGATTAACATCAGGGATGATCTCAAATACAGCCTTCTTCTCGTTGGTTCCTCTAATATCGCCGAATGCGATAAGGTCGGTCTTGTTAAGGAAGAGCACGCCCTGTCCGCCTGAGAACTCATCTCCGCCGTAAGAAAGAACGAGCTTTCTTAAGGTATCAGCTGCAAGCTTGCCCTTGTGGTTAGCATCAAGGGGAGCTACAACCTCATCAACAAGTGTTGAAGCCTTAAGCTTAGTAACGATTACGGCATCTGTAGCCTTTGCACGGAGTGACTGAAGTGCAAGAGACTTAGTCTTATCTTCGTACTTAAGAGGAGTCTGCTTCTTGGCCTGCTTTGAAATCTGTGAATAAACAGCAAGTGAAGAAGGTGTGATATCTACATATGCGTATGTAGGATCGCTTGAAGAAGCTGCGTTGCCTTCGGTCTGAGCTGCTGCTGTCATGCCAGCGGATACATATGCCACACGGTCGGTACCCATGCCTTCGCAGTTATCAACGAATACCATATCTATAATGGTGCTTTCGCCATTGTTGATGTCATTGATTCCGCTAACCTGGGTAGGTGTAGCCAGTGTGCCGCCTGAAATAAGAGTGGATCTGTTCTGGATAGCGTTGATGGTATCATCAACCTTGATCCTGGTCTTCTTATCCTTCATGAACTGAGCTGCACGCTCTTCAGCTTCTACGGTAACCTTTACGCTGGGCTCGGTAACCTTAAGTCTTGAAGTAACATCAAGCTTTCTTCTAAGCTCAAGCTCTTCCTTCTCAAGAGCTGCTACTTCTGCTTCGATCTCTGTCATTCTTGCCTCATCAGCTTCATTTACAGCGTTGGCAAGTTCTGCCTTTCTCGCCTGAATCTCATTAAGTCTTTTCTGGATCATTTGTTTTCTCCTTTGTTTAATCTTTTTAGTAGGTTTTCTTTGCGCTCAGCAAGTGCAGCCTCCGCCGCGCGTTTTTCTTTCTCCTGAGCCTCCGCTTCCAGGATAAAGTTCTTTCTTGCCGATATTGATGTATCATCATAGGCCGGTATAGACACTGCCGAAACATCATATAAACGCTTGACGTCCCTCACGTTCCACTGATGGTTCGCTTTATCATAGCTTTCTTCGTTCACGGTGAACGCAAAGCTCATACGGTCTATATAACCGCCTTTGATCTCTTCATAGAGGTTTCTTCCCTCTTCTGTACCATCCAGTCTTGCACGGACAAAGAGTCCCTTTTCGTCAACTTTAAGCTCAAGAGTCTTGTTTCTGGTCCTTGCCATGACTTTTCCCTGGTGGTTGTAATTGAATATAACGTCTGTCATATTGCAGTTATCAAATGCACCGCGGCATATTTGTTCTTTGTACTCAATTCCTTCATACTCAAAAAGTACTGTAGGGGAATCGAATACCGATGCATAGCCTTCAACATACAGCTCTTCGCTGACGCCATCGCTTGCGCTTGCACTTCTAACTTCAAATTCAAAACGTCTTTCCTGCATCTTAGATCTGTCAATCATTGTTGTTTCCTCCGTCATCTGATGAGTTGTTATCTTCTTTATCGCCTTTGTAGCTTGGAGGCGTGCCCGAGTCTCCGCCTTTGTTTCCGTTCTGGTATGTGCTCTGATCTTCAGCGTTGATATAATTAAGACTAACCTGTCTTACGTCTCCGCCTTCGATAGGAGGGAAGCCTAACAGCTCTCTCTGTTCGTTGATGGTAAGTGTTCCCATTTCCTTGGTCTGGCTGATAATATTGACTCTTGTCTGTAATGACGTTCCCATCATTACGCCGCCGGATACCACAAGCCTGTTACCTACGTCCTTTTCACGCTGAGTGAAGCAGGCGTTTGTAAGTGCCTGGGAAAATGCCATCCACAAGGGTTCTATAACACTCTCGTACCAAGCCTGACCGACATGCTCGCTGTACCGGCTCTGTACGATCTCTTCCGGTGTGCGGAAGTAGCTGTATATCCTGTTTGTGGTTTCCTTCATCTGACTGGAATTAGCCGCATAATTTGTTAAGTTGATTGGAGTGAAGTCCTCCATAGAATCAACTCCGATTATGCCGCCTGATTCAGCTGCTTTCTGAAACCTTTCTTCAAATTTCTTCTGAGACGCTTCGATATCTTCATTATCAAGCATCGATATCTTGTGCTTGTAGATACCTCTGATCTTGTTAGCCGTATTAAGTGACTCGATAAAGCCTTCATCAGAAGCGTGCTCCATATCGAGTACTGCATATAACGGACCATTAGTATCTCCGAGTGCAAGGCTTTTGTTATAATATTTTCTTACTACGATACAGTCTTCAAGCGGTAAAAAGGTATGTACGTTTTCATAGTCATAAAACTCTAATGCATAACCGCCGTCAATCAGCTCCCTGACGTCAAGATTTGTATAATCTACCGGGAATATCATTTCAGGCTCGATACCGTCCCACTTGATGTATGCAATAGCTGTTCCTTTTGCTTCCAGCTGAGCGAAAAAACGGTATTTGAACTCAAAAGCCGACATGATCGGGTTAGGTTTCTGGTTAAGCAGCTTTGAATATGCCGAATTATAAATAACTTTGTCCGTCTGCCCTTCAGCATTAAGCCTTATATGTCTTACTTCGCCTTTTGCTGCATGTGTAGCGATGCAGTCTATTACTGCGCGGGCGGTATCCTGATCCCAAACATCCGTATATGCTTGTGATCTTGACCGCGAACCGAATGCACGGTGCAGGCTTCCGTATACCTTCGGCAGGAATTTCTTAAAAATTCTTCTAAGCAGTCCCATTTGCTTACCTCTTGTACCTTTCGTAATCTTCTTCGTGGTTTTGGTAGCAGGTAAATGCGTTAAGCATAGATACCGAACCATCTATTCTCTTAACCGACGATACTTTTACCGGCTGTATGCTCTCGATACCGTCCTTGTTCAATGACTTTTTACCGGTATTGAGCAGACACCACAGTGTCATCGGGTTATCTTCATAACAGATCAGGTGTTCTTCAAACAGTCCGTGCAGCTTCTTCATGGGATATGTCCAGGTAAAAGGTCCCTGCCTGATTTTCTCCATCTGGAAGCCGATCCCGGTCATTTCTTCTACCCAGTATCCGGAAAGTGCTGCATCATACCCTATCCAGAGAGGACGGATATTATACTTTGAGACCATCTCGCAGAACCATTCCGTAACGTCATGATACTTAACGGTAGCACCTTCACAGACTGTCAGGTGCCCTTCATTCTTCCACTTATCGTACGGAGCTTCGGGATGCTGTGAAGTATGCATCTTATCAAGCTTGCTCTGCGGAATGAAGTAGTGCTGCACGAAATAATATCTTTTGTCTTCAGGTTTTCTAATCAAAAGCGTGGCACAGGTCAAGTCCGTAGTGGCTGACAGATCACAGCCGCCGACTGCATAAGACTTGGAAAGATATTCCATCCCGACTTTAGTCCTGTTCGAGGCTTCCTCAAAGCTCAGCCATCTGTCAAAAGAATTTTCCGGAACGTTAAAGTCCTTTGCCATGACTGTAGGCAAGAATGCCGGTTCCCTTTTAGCCTTATCCACAAACTCCGCAAGTGTTTTGTATTTCTTTATGACTCCAAGTCCCGGATTAGCCTCGGGCCAGTGAGTCGGATCAGTCCATGTCTCACGGTTATTTAGCTCATAGATCAGGGCAAGCGTCCGGTAATCTTCGTATCCCGGTACCCACAAAGCTATATTGCTGCATGCTGCATATTTCTGGTCAAAGAAGCCTTCACGGACAAAACCGTTGGTACTTATCAGCCAGGCTAACGGCTGGTCACGCATTGACTGGCCTTGTATCATAACGTCATACAGTGACGAGTCTTTTGCCGCATGGAACTCATCCTGTGAAAAGAAGCTCGGGTTCAGACCGTCCATGGTGCTGGTATCAGCTGCTAAACATTTGATAAAGCCCATATTATACGGACTGTATATGTCACTCTGTCTTTTTTTCGTGATCGCCCGGAGCTCCGGGGACTGTGTGCGCATGTTCACGCACTCTGTATATATCAAAGACGCCTGGTCTTTCTTGTTAGCCGTACAATATACTTCGGGACCGCCTTCTTTGTCGTTCAGGAGCATGTCCCACTCAACGGCCGCCGTCTCGGTGGACTTTCCACACTTACGTCCGCGGATGTCAACGACTTCCCTGAATCGTCGGTGTCCGGTCTCTATCTCTTTCCAGCCGAAGACCATCTGTATCTTCGCCTTCTGGAAAAGTTCCAGTTTTATCGGCTGCTGTGCAAACTTGCCTTTCGAGTGTTTGCAGAACTTCTCGATAAACTCTATATGTTTCTCACCTGCTGCCTCATCGAAGTAGTACGGGAACTCTGCCGGCGGGTGTTTCATCCAGGCGGTCTCACGTTCGTACACCTTGGCCACTTTCTCACTGACCACTTCGTCTCCGGATGCAATCCGGGAGGCATATTCTATCGCATAATTCATTTGCGGATGAAATCCAACAGCTCTGCGCCCGGTACAGAGATATCGTTTGAAGGTAACAGATCCGTGAGCTGCTTAATGGTCGACGAATACAGTTTCTGGAGCTTGACGTACATATCAGCCTCCGGGCTGAGTTTGCGCCCCTTCTGGTGCTCTCCGTTCTGGTATTCCTCGGCCACTCCTTCTGCAGAAATATGGTTTCGCAGTTTCTCTAACTGCTCGGCCATAAACGCAGCATCCTTGACCAGCCCTTCAGTCATTTTTTTTCGCTCTTCAGGGAGGCACTCCACGATACTTTTGAGCTTTTTCAGCTCTTTTTTTGCAGAAAATTCCTGCTTCATCGAAATCCTCCCTTCTTTATGTGAAAACTCGAAAATTTGTTCGTTTTACCACACCCCCTACGCACGCCTCAGTCAGTTCGAGAGATGGGTGGGCGTCGGTGAAGAGTGCCAGTATAAAATTCCGCTCACCCCCGGGGGGATCTCGGAACGATGTTGCCGTCCGAATCGAATTGATAATCAAGTTTTATCTGGTCGCGTTTCATGATTGTTTCAGGTTTCATGTTAAAACCTTTCTTGCGCTCGGCATCATGGATAGCTTTGTGGCAATCGTCGCATACTGCCTCAAGGTTATCCGGATTCAGTGATATCATCGGATCATGAATGTTGTCAGGTGTCAGGTGTATCCGGTGGTGTACCGTAGTGGCCGGTGCTTTGCAATGCTGACACATGAACCTGTCACGTCTCATCACATACTCCCGTACCCTGTGCCATGCCCCACTGGCATAAAAATCTGCTGCCCATTCCTTGGCCATATCATCACCCTTTCCATGCAAGGAGAGACGGATGCAGGTGAGCAACCTGCACCCATCAAGTAAATGAGTCTTAGCCTCATTGCCCTCGCTATAATTTTAAATCCTGCTGCCACAATCCACAAGCGAACATGTCGAACATATCGAACAACATCACAGAGTCTCGCTTATATATCGTTCCAGAGCCATCCGGTGAGAGTCAGGTGTGCCTCCAAGGATCTGTGCCACTTCCTTCCAGCTCTTTCTGTCAATGCAGCGGCATTTTAAAAGTATCCGGTAATACGGATCCTGGACAGTCTCAATAAACTTATAGAGCTCCTTGCGTTTGTCCTTTGCTTTCTTTCTGAGCCGTGATATGATCTTTTTAACTTCCGTGCTGTTCTTCTCCGAATTGTTCTCCGTCATATCATTCCACAGCTTGATCTCTTTGTCGTATGCCCATAGCCGGTAAAGATCTTCTTTGTTCAATCCATCTTTACCTCCTTCCAGTGCTCGTACGGTTCCTGTTGTATGTTCTGTTTAGGATGGACGAATAGTACCTTCAGGTTTCTGTCATCTATCCTGACACCGCAGTTTAGGATATTCGTGTCCTTTGCCACTTCCTGTGTCAATATGTCTATCAGCTCGCTAACCGTGATCATAATCGCTCCACCTTCCTCTTGCAGACATATCCGCAGAATATGTATTTATGTGATTTGATGGTAGTCTTGTATGAATATTCCGGGTACTTCTCGATATTGAACTCTTTCTCACATACCGGGCAGATATACCAGGTAATCCCGTTTTCATCGACGCGCTGCTGTTGTTTCTTTTTCAGCCGGGATATCATTCCTTTATCCTCTTCCGGTTCTGCAGGTTTTCCCTCGGCTTTCTTGGCGGCTTTCTTCTTGTCGCCTACAACCTTGTAAAGCCTATACTGCTGCTTCATGTCAAGGTTATACAGTTTGCATATCTGGGCTACCGTATAATCAGCCTTGATAAGTTGGTCCAGCTTTTTTTCACAGAGATATCTGTATCTTGCTTCCGGATCATCTTCTTTGACAGCGTCTGCCAGTTCCAGTAGAAGCTGCTGCCTGTTTATGTATTTTTCTTTGTCGTTTTCCTTCATGGCTTCTTGTGGTACCTCCTCATCGTCTTCCGGATCCGGTACCGGAATATCGGTTATCTGTGAAGGTGTCTCCGTATCCGACATGTCAACCTTCACTGCAAATCCCCTTCCCGTCACTATATCCATCATCATGACCTTTTCAGGTCTTATCTGGTATTTTTCCGCAATGATGTTCCGGACATCATTGTCATCCAACTCATAATACACTTTCACTCTGTCTCTCCTTTCCCGGGCGGTAGAGTAACAGGATATTTGTATCTGTCCACAATATACAAAAATCCTGTTACTTCTTCGGCAATGCCCTCCCTGTGTGATATATATACGGCCGATGCCGTTGGTGCCTATGCTGTGATATTCTTCTTGCGTTCTATCATCTTCATAATCTTTTCACGCTTATATTCAAGTATCTCCGAATATCTCTGCTCGGTGCGTTCTGCTGCCAGCTCTGCACATTTGGTATAATCGGCATCCTGAATCTCGCAGACCTCCATGTTCATCCTTGAACCTCTAAGTCCGATCTCCGCATCATTCGGCAAGAGCACCACTATCCTGGTAAATCTCTCTGTCCGCATGATGTGCAGCTCCAGCCTGCACGTATTGCAGAAATTGTATAATCTTTCTATCGCGCTCATTTGTTCTGTCTCTCCTTTTTTTGTATTTCAACATTTCATGATAAGCGTATACCTGAAAAATCCGAACCCGCCATACTCCGGCGATATCGTTCCGCTCTCTACGGTCGATTTGTCAAGTATATATTTTCCTTTGAACCTGTTCGGTACCTTTGGCTCGGTCCGGTACCATTCCCTGTTTGTGATCACTTTTACCTTCGGCTCCGGATGTATCAGGTTCCTGGATGAGTTCCAGCGTTTCCCCGTGATTGCTTCCGTGGTACCTATCGTCTCGTTTGCATACTTGATGAGATATGCTGCAAGCTTTGCATAGTTGCCGCTGTGGTCCAGCGGATTGATGTGAACGAATCCATGTGTCCAATGCCTGTTGATGATATCCGGATTGATCTTGCTTATCACCAAATGATGATGACGGGCTCCCTTTTTCCCGATCTCCGGTACATGGATATATTTCAAGTCCGACTCCATCAGCTTACAGTCTTTGCGTATCCCTCTCAGGAACTTCCGGATATCCTCTTTCATTTCGTCGGGTGTTCTCGGATCCGTTCCCTTCGGGTGAGCATATGAGAGCACCAGGTGATAATCTCCGGGTACGAAGTTGGCATTGATCAGTCTCCTCAGTTTCTTCTCCGCATGGCGGTTGTTAATCTCTCTCTGTTCATCCCGGGTAGGTTTCCGTCTCTCACTCCTCTTCTGTCCCCTTTTCCCGTATCTGGCTGTATAGTACCTCTCGATCTCGACTGTCTTACCTGCCCTGCATATACTTTCTACGTATGGCATACCTGTCACCTTCCCTGATAGATCACTCATAAACCACCTTCATCTATCCCGGTAAAAATATATACCCGTGTCCTTAAGTTAATTATTTTATGAACTTCTCAAAACCGCCCCTGACCCTCATTTTTACGGGACATGCGGGCAGTCTTTTTATTGACTTTTCAGACAGTATCTGATATACTTAAACAGATGAAAGTTGTATTTTTTATTAGGTTGCATCTTTTGTGATTTGAAGTCTTACAGTGTCCAGCTGCAAGACTTCTTTTTTCGTTTACAGGTTTTCATACTCATCTTCTTTTTCAGACCAGCATATGCCGCGTACGGACAGGATCATTATTATCAGGCATGCAGCCGTACGTTTAATAAATGAAGGCGTACCCAGGCTATCCGTCTGTAAGCCTCCGACTATTCCTATTATAAAAATAAGAACAGTCAGAAAACCGATAGCCGATATCACCATTACTATATCCTTTAATCTGTCTTCATTCTGTTCCTGCCTCATCATCTCTCATCCCTCCGATATAATTCATGATCCCCGCTTACAAGTTGAGCAGCTTCCTCGTCCGGCCAGCTGTAGCCGAACAGTGTGAGCAGTTTGAATACTGCAGTCACTTTCCCTGCACTCTTCTTATTAAACGATCCGTCGTAATTCATAAGGTCGCAGTCTGATATATTCCAGTATGCCACGCTTATCTTCTGGAAGAGTGCCGGCAGCTCTTTTGCCTCGTTCTCGGCATCTGCCCGCATCTGCGGAGTGATCTTATTTGACCACATGTTTTCTCCCAATAAAGCCTGCTGGACCTGATTCATGGTTACCCACGCGCCGTATTCTATAAAGTATTTCCAGATATTTTCTTCAAAGATCTCTTTATTTTCATCATCAAGCTTATTTATGCCCTTAAAAATATTGTCCCGGATAAAGCTCCCCATATCCTTAAAGAGGTTCCGGTACAATGTTTTTGTCTCTCTGTGTGCTTTATCAATCTCACGGGCCCTCTGCTGTTCCTTCGTGAGCTTTTCATCTTTTTTGTTTTTAGACTTTTTCTTTATTATGTAAAACGTATTGTACCGTGCAATATACATAGCTTCTTTATCATTTATTTGAAGCTTCTTCGGTATCTTCCCGAACAGGTCATATTCCTTAATATGTTCCCATTTATTACCGTACCAAAGATCGTTTTCCGCTTCCTTTGGTGCCGGGGTGAGTCCTGCTTCCTTGGCTATCTCGATAAAAGCCTTTTTGTTTTTCTCACGAAGCTCATTGGTTGCCGCCAGTCTTGCCTTATTTGCAAGATCAGCACTGTTACGCGATTCCTTTAAGACTTTGTTCCTGGTGTTTACATCCTCTATCTTTTCCAGTGCATACAGGTCATTAAAAGTCAGTTGGAACTCGCTGTCTTCTGCTGCCTTCTTCAACGCTTTTTTATCAAGCTTTGCGATGTTCAGCCGATGGTGTATCGTTGTCCTGGAAAGCCCGGTCTTTTCTTCAAGGGTTTCCATCTTAAACCCGAAGTCTTCAAAGCACATCTGTATGGCAGCTGCTTCTTCGTAGATCTTCAGGTCTTTGCGGTTCATGTTCTCGGTAAGCATGGTCGCTATCTGGTCTTTTACGCTCATGCTGTCTACGATCATGCACGGAGCGGTTTTCAGTCCCGCCTTTCTTGCGGCTGTCAGTCTTCTGTTCCCGATCACTACCAGATAGCAGTCGGACTCTTTCGCAACTTCTTTAAGCTTTTTAACTGCCGGAGTGTCCACGGTACCGTACAGCTGACAATAATAATCATATTCCGGTACCACAGTCAGGTTCTGCATGATACCGTTTTCCTTTATGCTCTGAGCCAGTTCGTCTATGCCTTCGTACTCTGTCCGGATATTCTTCGGATGGATCTTCAGTTTTTCAAGTTCAATCTCAATTATTCCCATTTGCTCTGTCTCTCCTTATATGTGTTTACAGATTATACTCTGTCTGTTCCTTTTCTTTTTGTGCCCTGGTGCGCTCCCAGTGGTTCCGAATCATGCCGTCGCTCTGGTTTAGCGTGTCAAGTATGCTTTCGCAGATGATCTTATAGAAGTTTGCCTTGTAGCTGTTCTTCTTGACCTTGAACGGACCGTCCCCATATCTGTCAGGCTTTTCTTTGCAGAGCTGCTTATATTCCTGCTCGGATACTTCTTCCGCATCTTCAAGTTCCCAGCGTACGATATCAAGCTTCATATCGCTGATAGACCTTTCCATCATTGCACCTCACCTCTTATCAGCTTCTGCTTCAGTTCTTCGGCTTTCTCCCTGCTGGTATACTGTCCTCTATATTCGATGTTTCCTGAATGAAGGACCTCATCAGTATTCCTTTGGCGGCCTACTATGTAAAGCCATCCACCATTTTCAGCTATAGGCTGTCCGAACAGTCTCCATTCTCCCGGCTTCTTACATTCCATCTTCATTTGCCTCCTTTGAGCCACTCATCTATTGTTAACTGTTTTTCCGTAATCTGCGGCTTTGAAGGCTTTTCAACATACTTCAATATTATCCGCTTGATATCCTCGATAAACGGATTTATGCTCAGTCCTTCAAGCTGGCAGACTTGTGTTTCAAACATCAATTCTCTTTCGAGTCTGTCAAGGAACCCTTTTCTTGCCTCAAACGCAAGTTCAATCGGGTTTACCTTTTCTTTCTGGGTTTCTTCTACGATATAATTTCTTACGCTAAGTGCATAACCGTTATTAATGACTTCATCAATGCTGACGACTCTTTCCTTTTGAAGCTCCCGATCTTCAAAAATAATGTCTGTTGTATTCTTGGATTTGTTAAAAACAACTATGCAGGTCGCTATCGTAGTATCTACAAAGGTATTACCCGGAATGTGCACCACCCTTTCAACCCAGTTGTTTTTTACAAGCCACTCCCGGATTTTGCCCTCCCTTTGCCCCCTGTATAGGATTCCTGGGAACTCAAGACAAATAGCTTTGCCGTTGTCTTTCAAATGGTGAAGTATATGCAGTATAAACGCATAATCCGCCTTACCTGGCGGAGCGGTGCAAGGTGTGTCCCTGAACCGCTCATCCGCCTCGTCCGGTTCCCATTTGATTGAAAACGGCGGATTGGCTACAATAAGGTCAAACTTTAGATTCCTAAAGCCGTCATCCTTCAGTGTGTCCCCTGCATATCCGGTAAAATTTCTTAATCTCTCCTGAGCCTTTTCAAGCTCATCGGGGAAAAGCTCTTGACCGTATTTGGGGATATTGTCATCAAACACTGACAACAAGTTCCCTTGTCCGCACGTCGGATCATAAATAGCCGTTGGCTGATAATCGACATATCTCTTTAAGGTCTCTGCAAGCTCCGTAGTGGTATAGAAAATGCCGTTCTTTTTGAACTCATTGCGGATATTCCGCATATTCTTTTCCATTAGCTCCCTCCATGCCTTGAACCGCCACCGGACGAACGGTGAATCGTATTGTGCTGAATGGATTCTACCGGAGGAAATGCAAAAGTTCTTTCTTCCGCAGCTATGGCACTTTCAAGCATTCCCAAAACAAAAGTGCATTGTTCACGGCTCTTATATTTTGCGATTTCCCCTCCGGCTCCATTCCTACCGACTGCCTGAAGTCCGGTTCCGTTACCGGTAATATGAATCCTTGAAATATCATCAAAATTCCATAAAGCTTGCTTGTTTTGCGTGATAATAACCATCACTTACCTCCGTTTAATGCGAACACTAACGCATCCATTGTCTTAATAGCATCCTCAACTGACTTTTCCTGTTTCAAATACTTTCTAAACGTCTCATTGCAAGCGCTATATCCTTCAACATACGCTTTCCTTTCTTCAGGTGTTCTCTTTTTTAGTTTCATTCGCTCACCTTTTTACCCTGTAATGTTGCAAATTTATCTGAACTAATAATATCTGCGTGGAGTCCTAACACTGCTCTTTGTCCTTCTGTTTCGGCTCTGAAATATATCTTATAACCACTTAATAACTCTATATACCGACTTGCTTTGTTGACTCTTTTGATTATTGTTGGCCACCTTGACAAAAATGCTTTAAATTCATAAGCTGACATGTTAACAGTTGGGGACATTACAATAATGTTTTTCATCCTTATCCTCACTTTCTGCCATTCCCTTAAATGGACTATTAAAAAAATAATCAATAACATTATCCCTCTCAGCAAAACCAAATTTCCTTCTGACCTCTCTTTCGACATCTTCCAATGCCTGCATATATCCTTTATGGTACTTTGTCGGAATGGCCTTATAGTCTTTGCCTTTGTTACACCAGAAACTCGGCATATTGTAAGCACAACCAATGCCTAAGTCTTGCAAAATTCTTGTGACAGTATTGAATTTCTCAAATACTTCTGCTTGCTGCTCTGATAACGGCTCAATCTGTGCGTATACATTTTCAAAATCCTCTTCGTTGTAAATCTCTTTACCCTCGGGATTTATCATTTTCCCCACAGCACACCCCATCTTATAACCTTCGGGTAAATCAAATATTGCTATATATTTCATACATCCTCACTTTCCGCTTAAACTGATAATTCCATCAATCGCTTGCTTTAAATTTTTGTTTTGATTAGCAATCTTGTTGATTGCTCGAATGGTCGCTTCGCTCTCACTAATCCTCTTCATCTTGTTGTATCGATCCTCAATCATCCATTGTGTGAGTAATTCAAAAACTTCATTCTCAATACCTTGCTCATGTATGATATTTATGATTTCTGCTACGGTCATTCCTTTGACCTCCACACCCTTTTTGCATATGGCATATAACAACCATCAAGCCTTATAACCATATCCTGATAATCTGATGCGCCACTTATACCATCTGGACATGCTAAAGAAACGTTTCGGCACTGAAAAATCTGTCTTAATTTATCCATTATTTCCTCTACTTTTTTCTTTTCTTCTTCGGTAAATACATAGGTTTGTATTTTATACTGAAAATTATGTGGATCATCCATTGTTTTGACCATTTTTAACCTCCTTATCTTTCGCCCAATGTCTGCACCAATCTTCCATGCAAGCAACATAACCAATGTAATATATCTGCTGTCTTTGCTTTTCCGTCAAATGTTTTCTTTGTATTTTCATTCACTCACCATTTCTATCTCCTCGTTCCAATAGTCCTTGATTGCCCATTCAAGCCGTTCTACATCCTCATAGCAAAATGATTCATCGTCAAACTCAAATCTCATAGGGCATTTGCCACAATGATATTCAACTTTTTCACACATTTTTCTCTGCTTTTTCTTCAGCTGCTTACGTTGTATTTTCATTCGCTACCTTTCTGGGGCGTTCAAGTGACTCTGTGGCCGTATTCTGTTCATTGCATCGATAAAGCTGTCCAGCTGTTCAAAATACTTCGGACCGACTTTCACAGGCATTATTACAGCCTTTATGAATAGCCCGTCATAAACTACAATGTATTTCTGCTTTGTTGGTGTTTCCCGGACTTTAAATTTGAAATATGGGCTTTTCTGTTCTTCTTTCAATGGTGACAGATATGCGCTGTCAAATAACAAAATTTCTCCGTCTTCAAGTTCCAGTATATCCACAATCTCGTTATCAACCACTGCTGCCGCCGGAATCCTTTTTACTTCCCATTCCACTGTTTCTTTATCGTCAGGCTTCATATTGAGCCCCGCCGGTCCGATACAGTTTATGGTACCGGTATCCTCGACAACTTCAATGCTCTCCATCAGCTTCTTTGTCAGGTCAAGTACAGCTCTGGCCTGCTCTCTTCCGGATATAAGCGGTAAATCCTCGGTAGCGTATATCGCTCCGCCGACTCCTATATACATTGTTAATACATCAACCTGTATCAGCTGCACACTTCCGGCATCCTTAACAAGCTTCGCTATTTTTGAAATCTTCATCAATATTCCTTTCTATTGCAAAAACTTAAATCCTTTTTTGGGGATATCCTGCGTCTATAAGCTTTTATGCCTCACCGTAACAAAAGTGCTCACCGTTTATCGGATCTATCCAGTCTCCCCGTCCCTGCTTAAAGGTTGCCTGGAATACCACATCATAAGGAACATCCGGCGTTCCGTTCCTGTATATATCCCACGCCATGTCGTATACTTCCGGCGGGAGCTCCTTCGTGTAAAAATATTTTGTAGTGCTGTATTGTCCCTTCTGGTAAAGGACACCCTTTACCGTGTCAGGCCATGCCGGGCTGTGGACTCTATTCATCGCGACCGCTCCTGTATAGTATGCCGCCAGGTGCTCAGGATCCGTAAACCAATTTTCCCAGAATATAACTTCCGCTATAAGTCCGACCTCTTCCTTCCGGTGTTCCCAGTTCTTAATCAATCTGTCTGCCATCAGTCTGTGCTCCTTGATCATGGCTTCTATGTTTTCCTCAAAGGTCAGTTCCTTGGCATGTGTCTTTATAGCTCTCTTTATCGAGACAAGGAGAAATATAGCGGCGCATATAATAGCCAAAGTTGTCAGGGTGATGAGGAAATATAATAAAAATCTTCGCTTATTCATCCGAGTCTCCTTTTGTTCTCCGCCGAAGTGAACAGGTACATTGTCCTTTCCTGTCTCGGTCTCTCGATATAGGCAATGAGCTTTTCAAGATCTATAAGGAACTGTCCCGGTCTTCCATTCTTCATCGGTCTGAATGCAAACCGGTTCTTTTCCACATGGCAGTAATCCCTGACCTTGTCAGCTGATATGCCGAGGATCTTCGCTGCTTCGGAAACCTTGTAATATTTTTTTGTAAGTTCCATAAGTCTCTCCTTTCTGACTGTCCCATTTTCGGGTTTCAATCACATGTGCCCCAGTCCAGCTTCTGGCCGCAGTTCGGGCAGTACTTTGAAAGCCATCTGTCATCGTCTTCATCGAACCTTATCCTACAGATCGGGCATCTGGCACTTGAAAATACTATGCCGTCTTGCTTGAAGCTGTCCCGTTCAACCAGCTGCTTAGGTATTTCCTTTATCAGACAGGCTGCAGCAGTAACCAGTGTTTCCTCTACATATTTGTCTTTCTTATCCCTGCTCTCCCGGATAAGCCTCTCCAATATGTTTAATTGCGCTTCTGAAATAGCCATCCGTCTCTCCTTGTCTGTCATGTCAGTCCTTCCGTGAACTCTGCCGGCAAGGGAATTAATATGCCGGTCTCTTCCCTGATCGTCTCCTGCAGTTCCTTCCAGTACACGTAACCTTCGCGCAAACAGCTGGTCTTGTTGTTAAACCTTGTTATGTACCGTTTAATTCTTTCGGTACCGAATCCGAATTCATCCCTTAAGGTCACTACCGCCATCATAAGGACCGTAGCTATGACATTGCTTCTGGTGTAATCTTCAAAGTTCCTGACGTCAGGATCATTGAGCGCCAGCGGGATCTTCCTTGCTCCACGTCTTTCAAGTTCCTGTTCTGCTGCCTCAAGGCCGTACTTCCTGGCGTACTCTATCATCCAGTTCGCCCCGGAATACCTTGCGGTTTCTTCTTTGCTCAATCTGCTCATTCACTTTTTCTCCTTGTCTGTTAAGCCGTTTCCTTCTGCTTGTCCTCCGGCTCGTTCTTTTTCTCTCTGCTGCCCCTGATATCGATAATAGCTTCACCGTATCCTAAAAGGTGCGC